GCGTTATGAGAAAGATATACAAAATATTCTTAAACGACTAAAACCAGAAATGAAGATGGTTACTGATGCACAGGGTGTAACTTGGTGGGAGATACCTATTACTAAAGAAGATGCAACACAACCAATGACAGCATTCTTAGAAGAAACAAAAGTTGCTAAACCTTGGAGAAAAAGAGTAATCATGGATACTGCTATAGTTAAGGAATTAGTAGCTCACCTTAAAAGACTTGGATTAAAAGGTGTGCGTATTGAATTCGTTAAAGCTATATGGAATAGTAAAAGTGGTAAAAGAATATTTGGTTCATATTTTGATGGTAAGATTACATTAGCATCAATATTATCAGAGTTTACTCATACACATGAACTTGGTCATCTTGTTTTTGAGCAGATGGAAGATATTCCATTGTTTAAAGGTATATCTAAAAATGCTATTTATAGAGAATTGAGAGTTAAACATCCAGAATTAAAAACAAAACGTGAATTAAATGAAGCATTGCAGCGTAGAGGTGAGGAGTTAGCTTATCAATATAAGAAACATGGGAAAGCAATATTTAATAAAACTAAAGTAGATACATTTTGGAAAAGAATATTTGAAAGTCTAAAAGCAATATTTAATGTAAGTAAAGAAGGACAAATAGATAAATTTTGGGAAACACTTCTTACTAAAGAAGCTAAAGAAACAACTGTAATAAAAAAGAGGGGTATTAAACCAGCTAATGCTGATGACTATAAAATATTTTATGATGAAGATTCTAATCCACCTGATGATTTTAATGAGTGGGTTGCAGAAGAACATGCAAGACATATAGAAGAAACTAAATCAGATACAAATCAACTTACACAAGATGATTTAGAATGGTTTAAAAATAAATCAATGGAAAAATCATACGGACAAGAAGAAGGTGAACACTTTGGTTCAGAAAATTTAGAAGAACAATATGAAGATTTTAAGAAACTTAGAATCCCAACAAAAACTTTACTTCGTTTAGAAGATTTAGATACATTTAAAGATACCGCTATATATAAAAACTATGTACAAAAAATTGGGATGGAACCTGGTTTCTTTTATAGTCAAGAATTAACAGGGGATGAAGTATGGCAAATGTTTAGAGATAGAATTGTTAGAGAACGTGAAGGACCATTAACCGAAGAAGATAAAATTAGATTTAGAGAAATTAAAAAACTTCTTAAAGCAAGAACTATAAAAACTGCTATTGAAGATATATCTCCAAAATTAAAAGAAAAGATAAAGGCATATATAAGACCAGGAAAATCTAAAAATTCAAGAGCATTTGGATTATTAGGAAATAAAGATACTACCATTCCTTTATTTCAAAATATGTATGAAAATTGGGTAAATATGGGAGTAGAATCTATAGTAGAACCTTATGCAGGTGCGTTTACTTTAGGTACTCATTCATTAAATAATGCTATGGTAAGTGGTTTAAAAGAATATCATGCAAATATATTTGATAAGGATAAATATATTATAGTGAAAGCTATAAAGAATAAAAAAGTTTCAGAAGTTAAAAAATTATATAAAAATACTGTTAAAGATTTAGAAGCAGAAATTTTTAAAGCTGCTAAAGAAGATACAATGGTTAATAAATTTTTATTAAAATTTAAAAAGAAATATCCTGATAATTTTATAGGAGATAATTTATTTAAAGAGTGGACTAAGAAAGAAAAACTTGGTGCAGAAGTTACAGTATATATAGATTATCGTAAAAGATTTGCTAAAGTATTTCAACAAGCATTTAATAAAATAGCAGATATTGAAATTAAAGATTTGAAAGATGCTGTTAAAGTATCATTTATACATCGTATAGGTCAAAGAGCTACTAAGGTACAAAAATTAGTAAATAATTTTGGTTTTCAATCTTATGAAAATTTAATATTTGATACTTTTGGAGCACTTACTGCAATGGATGATATAGCAAATACCTTTAAACTAGCAGAAGAAAACAATACTAAAATAAAACTTTATAATATGGATGGTGTTGAAATGATAAATAAAATACAGAAAGGTAAGATACCATCAGAAAAAATTGGTTATTATTTAGATCCACCATATATTAGTACAGCAGCAGCTACCTATAGAGAACAAATAAAACAACAAGAAAAAGGAACAGAATTTATACAAAAATTTGCAGACCCACAAGAATTTATAAATGCACATAAGAGTATTATTGATTCTGATTCTAAGAAAGCATTTACAAATGATATAAATGAAGATTATCTATGGGGAATGTTAGATGTAGATAAAAATTTTAAACTTTTTGCATATAAAGAAGGAATGACACCAACATCATTAGTAGTTGACAGTAAAACATCTGAAACAACTAATGATTATTTTACTAGTGCAGCTGCTCAAGATAATGTATTACTTACATATGATTATGTTCTTAATAAATTAAAAAAACAAGGTAGTGTAGACATTAATATTAAAGCATTAAAAGATAAAGGTGTACCAGATGAATTAATTAAAGAAGTAGGAGATGCATTAAGCAAAGAAATAGTAGATGAAAGAGGAACTTTCAAAAAGTTGCAAGACTTAATTAAGATGAAAGTAAATACAATAGATGGTGAAAAATATATTTCAGCAGTAATAAATAAAAAAACTCTTAACTATATAAAAAATACAAGTAATGTTAAAGATTTAAAGCCAAGATGGGTAAAAGAACTAAGTTTTGAATCTGCAGAAAGAACTGTGACTTCAGTATTAGAAGGTTATGAAACAGGAGCTAGATTTTTTACAAGACTTGGTAAAGGATTTAAACAAGTAGTTTTTGACCCAATTAGAATTGCTGAAAGAACTGCAGCTGATATAGCATTAAAGGAAATGCAAAAATTGAGAAAGGTTTTTTTTGGAAGTAGTTTTCTTAAAATAGGTGGACTAAATAAAAAAGAAACAGAATCACTGTTTTACTATTCAGCATATAAACAGGGTAGGATGACCGAAAATGAATATTATAATGAAACAAAAATCAAACCTAAAAAAGAAGGTCCAACACTAGGAGATTTATCTAAGAACACACAAAGAGCATATTATGCTTTAAGAAAATTAACTGATAAATATTTGCCTAAGGTAAAAATGGTAGGCAAAATGCATGGTAAAGATGTAAAGAAAGTTAAGAATTATCTTCCAATGTTTACTAAGACGGATTTAAGAATACTAGAAGGTGGTGGACTTACAGGTTGGACTAGACATGACCCATTCTTTGGTTCAACCATAGAAAGAGCAGCTGATGTTCCATTTACAGCATATGAAAAAAATATGAAGAAGGTAATGGAAAATTGGATTTATGGTGTAACCAATTATGTAGAAGTTGGTAGTAGAACAGTACCAATTGGATATCTTATTAATAGTACTCAATTTAAAGAATTATCAGGTCATTCATATAATAAAATAAGAGAGTGGTTTACTCATATAACAACACCTAAACCACCTACTAAAGCTGAAAGGTTTGTAAAAAACGTAAGACAGATAAAAGTTTTTACAATACTTTCATTAACAGTTGGTGTTGTTGTTAAACAGCTTATTAATACATATAGTTTTATGGTTACAGCAGGAATAGGGAATGTCTTTAAAGCTGTTGCTCGTAAAAGTGTAGATGCTTTTTATAAAGGTGAGCAAAAATCACTTATTACTAGACTTGCTAATGAAGCTGGAAGTGTTAATGAAAGAACATTGGGATATGATATACAAGATTTAAAGTCTACAATAATGAAATGGATGACACAACCTGCTTTATGGACCGATAGATTAACAGCTAAATTAGGATATATAGCTATATTAGAAAGAGAATTACAAAGAGCTAAAAAAGCAGGTATAACAGTAGATGCAAGAACATTTAAGAGAATGCAGTTTGTTGCAGATAATATAGTTGATGGAATTATGGGAGGAATGGCAAAATCTGAACAACCAAAATATTTTAGAAGTGAATTAGGTAAAAATGTTAATACATTCTTTTCACAAGTTAATTCACAAACACAATTTTATGTTACTGATATATGGAGAAAAGAAGTTAGTAAAGATATAAGAGCAGATCAGAATAAAATCTTTTTTTTAACTAAAGCAATGGCAGCATTGTTTATGATCGGATATACAGAAGAAATTATTAATAGATTAGATTGGGGTTTTGGTTGGGATGAAGAAGAAGATGAAGCAGATTGGGAGAAAATTTTTAAAGAAACTACAAAAAATATAGTTGGTAATGTTCCAATAATGGGTTCTTTAATATATGCACTTGAAACAGGAAAACCCTTTACACCAGCACCTGTTTATGCTTCATTATTAAAAATAATATTAAATCTAAGTAGAGGTAAGTTTGGAGATGCAGCTTGGGAAGGTACTGGATTTATATATATGCCAAATGCTGTTCAAAATGTTATTAAAGGTACTAAAATTATTAAAGAAGGTGGAGTATATGATAAAACAGGTAGACTTATGTATCGTGTGGAAGGTACACCTGAACAGATAAGAACTCTTTTAAAAGGTAAGTACGGTTCAAAAACTGCGAGAGATTATTGGGAAGAAAAGAAACCTAAACCTAAGACAAAAGCAGAAAAGAGAAAAGAAAAAGCAAAAGCAGAAAGAGTAAAGAAAATAGAAAAAATAAGAGGTGCATCTAGAAGACGAACTGGTGGTTCAACCAAGGCAGAGAGAAAGAAGAAAATAGAAAGAATGCGTAAGCTATAAAATACTAGGTACTTGCGTTTTATTTGGTGGTATGCTATATTTAGTATGCTATGTTAAATAGAAAAAAACAATTAAGTATAAAAAGACTAAACTCAAGGGATGTCATATCCTACCAAGCATAGTTTGGGTTTAGTCTTTTTGTATTTAAATAAATATTCAGAACCTTGGTTTTGGGAGCGAACCAAGTAAAACACTTCCAAATTAAAAGTAAGGTATCTTTATCAGGTTCAAATTAAAATGGTTAGGAAAAACAACCAAGGCATGTCTAATCATTTTGGGTTTGAATCGGATGGGTATCAAAAATAATTTCCTGGTATACTATATTCCGACCAAGAGAGTGTAGAACAATATATTACAACAGTTATTTATTGAATGTTTCAAAATCGGCTTAGGTCTGGTTTATCCCAAGACTATGCCTTGTTAATAAAAAAATGGAAATAACAAAAAAAGAATACATACAATTACAAGAGTTATGGTATCAATCATTAATAGATGATTGTGAAGCTATAATAACTGAAACAGTATTTACTTCACGATGGATTTTAATAGAAGGGTATCATTCTTTAGGTAAAAGAATATTAATAGAATCAGAAAAATTTGGAGACTTAACTATATCTGATATAGCTACCCATGTAGCTAAAGATGTTGGAAAAAGTAAAAGAACAATACAGAGAGCTATCCAATTTGCACGCAGGTATCCTGATCTAGATGAATTACCAGGTGGTAAAAATATTAGTTGGCATAAGATATGTAATAATCTATTACCAACAGGAACTCACAAAGTTGCTGTACCAAGTTACATTAGATATTTAGATGGACTAGATAGAAAACAAAAGATAGAAATGTATTCAAAATTACATAAAGAATTTAGAGGACTTAAACCTGATGAATTATGAGTAGAAAAATAAGTTATTATAGAAGAAAAGCTGATCGCCTTATGCAAGAGTGGGGTAGAAAAACTTACAGAAAGTGTATGGTTTGTGGAAGAGATATATGTTGCCTACATCATTATTTTCCTAAAAGCAAATCATCTTCATTGAGATATGATAAAGATAATTTAATTCCAATTTGTAATCCTTGTCATTTACAACACCATACTGGGAATCCTGAGATTCACAATACTATTAATGAAATTAAAGGAGAAGATTGGTTAAGACAATTACGCAAAAAAAAAGAAAACCATATTAAAATTAATATTGGTTATTATAAGGATATTATAGATGATTATAAGGAGTAAGGAGGGCTTTATTTGGCGTCTAATTGCTCTTGTAAGCGATTTAAATATGAATTAGGTACAATGTTCTATGTTAAAAATTTAAGTAGTTTAAAATACAAATTTATGAAAAAAACAAAAGAAGAAATGGTAGGATTATTTTTGGCTCAAGGTGGAGTAGAAGATGCAATACGACAATTAAAGTGGTATCAATTTCCATCAAAGTTTTTATTCAAAAGAGAGTTAAAAAAGATTAATAAAAAATTAGATGAGTATTATGGAAGATAATACTTGACAGTATTTACAATGTATGCTAAGATAGAGATATAATAATTAAAGTATAGTTTATGTTTAGAATTAAAAAGGTGAGAAGAGATATGGGAGTAACACAAGAAGAGATAGCAAGTTACTTAAATATGAGTAAAAGAAATTGGATAAGAATAGAGAATGGAGAACACGAACCAAAACTTAAGGTAGCAGATAGAGCATACAATTATTTAATAGCAGTAGCAGCAAAAGATAATAAAGATTTTAAGTATAATATGTTAGAACTTTTTTCAGAAGATAGTTAAGTTGTGACACAAGTGACGAATTAATAAGTAAATAGAAAGGAATAAAAATAAGACTAAAAGAGAAATTGAAAAATTGTCAGACCAAGAAATAGACCACCTTTTTTCTGAACTTATCAGAAAAAAAATGATTGATGAAGACTTTGAAGAATGGTTAATAACTTGGGTTGATACAGAAACAATTTGCGACCAAGCCGAAGAGTGGGATATAGAGAGTAAAAAACAAACTCTTATAGATTATCGAAAACAATATAATTAATTAAAGAAAGGAATAAAAATATGACTAAAAGAGAATTAGCAAAAGAAATATCAATAACTTATAAAATGGGCGAGTTAGAAAATTATGTTCATCAAATATTATGCGAAGAAGCTAATAATTATGTTAAAAATAATTATCCAAAAGTAAGTTGTAAAGAAGAAAGTATTTTACAAGAAGCATATATAAATGGCTTTTATGGTGGGGAAGAAAACGAGAATTGGTATAATGACTTTCTGGAATATGACAATATTATTAATAATTAAAAGAAAGGAATAAAACTATGTTAAAAACATTAGAAGAAAATTATAACAAAGGGGTGGAGTGTCCATCCTGCCATGAAAAAGGAGAATTTCGCCAAGTATATGTTGGAAATGATGATAAGGGTTGGCAAGAAACAGGTGAGTGGGAATGCGATAGTTGTGATTATCAAGATATAGAATGGTATCAGTTTAAAAAAAGTAATAGACCAAAGTATTTTAATAAGCTACCACCTGAAGTTCAAGCAGCAAGAGCTACTATAGAATTGAGTAATGAAGTAAAAAATGAACCAGTTATACATCAACATCATGAACCTACCTTTAGAGAAATACAAGAAGATAAAATTAAATTAAATAATTAAAATAGAAAGGAAACAAACTTATGAGTGATTCAAACAAATTTTTTAAAGACTATCAATCTTTATTACAAGACACAAACCGACTTAAGAAAAGTGAAGCTAATCCATTTTTTAAGTCAAAATATGTTCCACTTAAGGATGTATTAAAGGAAGCTAAGCGATTGTGTGGTAAGAATAATTTTGTATTTATACAAAGACCCAATGTTTATGGGGATAAAGAAGATGTACAATCTACTTTAATTACTGAACTTTTACATAGTTCAGGACAAAAGATTAAAGGAGAAATAAAATTAGTTGCTAAAGATAAAGATGACCCACAAAAACTTGGTGGTGCTATAACCTATATGAGAAGATATAGTTTATCTACTATGTTAGGAATAGAAGAAGATGATGATGACGATGGTAATATATCAGCATCTAAGGTAGTAGATTCAAAAGAAATACCATTTTAATAATTAATATAATAAGTATGAGTAATCAATCAATCGGAGCTTTATGGCTCAAAAAAGCTAAAACAGGTACTACCTATATGTCAGGTGTTATAGAAAAAGATGAAAAGAAAATACAAATTGTGGTATTTAAGAACAATAAGGAGAAAGATAACCAACCTGATTATAGAATATTAGAAAGCACTCCTTATAAGGATACAAGTTCTACAGTAGAAGGTGAAGGTACAAGTGGTGTTCCTTTAGATAGTATATTTTAAAATTATTTGTTACTGGATAGTGCGTAATATGTCGGATGTAATAGCTTAACCATAGCAGACAAATGACAATTTGGCACAATCTGGTGACATAAGCTAATTTTAAGAGGTGGTGAATGCATGGGTTCGCCATTTCTTATAAGCATCTCAATAGTGTTAGTCGCACAAGGATTCCTTTCGTATTGAGGTGCTTTTAAGAGATTAAAAAATTATGATAACAAAAGCATTAGAATTATTTTGTGGAACAAAAAGTTTTACTAAAGTAATACAAAAATATGTTAATACAACAATTACATCAGATATAAACGAAAGGTTTAATCCTGATATATGTGAAGATATTTTTAATCTGGAATTTAAAGAAGGTGAGTTTGATATTATATGGGCAAGTCCACCTTGTGAGGGATTTAGTGTTGCGAGTATAGGTAAACATTGGAATAGGGATCACACACCTAAAACAGAAAAAGCTAAGTTATCTTTAGACATGATAAGAAAAACTATTGATATTATTAAAACCATTAAACCTAAATATTGGTTTATAGAAAATCCAAGAGGAAAACTAAGAAAAGTAATAGATGATATATTAATAGAATCTCTTGGTAATTCATACAAGAGAGAAACTATCTGTTATTGTAGATATGGAGATACAAGGATGAAACCAACAGATATATGGACAAATGCTTTTGAGTGGAAACCAAAGGATAAGATGTGTCAAAATGGAAATCCTGATCATGAATCTGCTCCACGAGGAAGTAAAACAGGAACACAAGGGTTAAAGAATTATGAATTAAGGTCTGTTATACCACCAGCATTATTTGAAGAATTATTTAAAACATTATGAAACAAATTAAAATTTATACATCAATAACTGGTGATAAAGATAACCCAAGAGAAGATAAAATTAAATGTTTTACTGGTGAAGGAAAGTTTATAGAATCTGTAATGGAAGCTAAGATTTATAAAATTTTAGCACACCAATTTATAGAAGCAGATTACTCTATATGGACAGATGGAAATGTAGAATTATTAATACCACCAGAACAATTAGTAGAGGAATGGTTAGGAGATAAATATGATATGGCATTATGGAAGCATCCTTATAGAAAATGTTTATATGATGAAGCAAATTTATGTAAAATATTATTTAGTAATCAAAAATTAATAATAGATGAACAAATAAAACATTATAGAAATAAAAACTTTCCAGAATTACATGGTTTAAAAGAATGTTGCATAATAGTAAGAAAACATAGTAAGGAAATGGAAAGATTTAATAATGCTTGGTGGTCAGAAATATGTAGATGGAGTTCTAGAGACCAATTATCTTTTCCTTATGTATTATCTAAATTTCCTAAATTAAAAGTTAAGGTGATAGATGGTAATGCCAGAAATCATCCTTACTTTAAATATACTGATCACTTAATATAAATTATTGGACTTGACTTATTCTTCAATCTAAGTTACAATGTAAATAGATTGGAAGTTCTTTGAAAACTGAATAGGATATAGAAAGGGAAAAATTTATGAATAAAAAAGCAAAAGTCAAGATGTTATTGGATTTATTATCCGATTTAAAAAACATACCGACTAACAAAGATAATAGTATAGATATGAAAAGATTTTACAATGTACCAGAAATTATAGCTTTAATAACTATACTGCGACATTTAAAAGTAGACAGTAAATATTTATATAAAAATGGTTTTATTATAGCTAAAATGTTATTAGGCACACAGTTAACGGGTATGATAAAATATAAATGTTTTCATTGTAAAACAAAAAACGAACACATTTATTATGGAAAAGATAATATTCATTATTGTACAGAGTGTGGTAGTGATAGACATTTTACACTATCTTCAACAAATGATATTTAATTAGCTAATTAAATTATCCTATTCAGTTTTTAGAGAGTTAAAGGTCGGAGGTAAATAATTAATTAAGAAAGGAAATAAATCTATGCAAAAACAAAAACTAGTAGCTCTTGCTATGATTATAGCATTAGTAATAGCAGGTTTATCATTAAACATGGATAATAGAAAAGGAGAGAAAGAAATTGAGAGATTAAAAAGTTTAATTTCTAACCACCAAGAACAAGTAGATTTAATTGATATTGAATTAGATATCTTAACAGTAATTGAAGTTGGTAAGAGGAGAGGTTTATCAGAAGAGGACATTAAAATCGCATTACAGATCATACAAGCAGAAAGTGGCTTTAATTGTAATGCTATAGGAGTAAATTGGCACGAGTCAGGCAATTTTTACTCATTAGACATTGGATGTTGGCAGATTAACTCATTTCATCAAAAATCTGTAGCAGGAAAACACAGCGACAGAACTTGTTTATTAAATCTTGAATGTTCTACCCATAAAGCCATAGACATCTTTGAAGAGTGGGGAAATTGGACTGCTTGGACAACCTACAATAACTTTATTAAATAAATAGGTGTCGTATCGTTTCGTGTGATATTACTTTAAAAAATATCCTGATCATATTATAAGAATTAAAAAATATCTTTACTAAAAAAGGTATTTTTTATTTATTTTGATACTTGACTTTTCTTTCAATCTAAGCTACAATGTAAATAGATTAGAAGTTCATTGACAATTATAAAAAAGAGAACTTAAAAATAAAGTTTTCTAAAAGTTGAATGAGATATAGAAAGGAAACAAATCTATGCAAATAAACGAACTTATTAAATTATTAAAAGCTCAGCCACAAAATAACGAAGTGTTATTATCAATAGATAGTGAAGGAAATACTTTTAAAGAAATAGGTGGAGAATATTTTACTTCTGTAGAAAAAGATAAAAATAAAACAATTATCTTTCCCAATGATAAGTGTTGGGATTATGAAGAAAATGAAAAAGGGGATTTAGAGTTAGAAAAAATTAACTAATTAAATAATTATATAATTCTCGTTCAACCCTTAGAAGACTTTATAAAATAGTTCTTTGAAAACTAGAAAGGTCGCAACATTTAAAAATTAAATTAGAAAGGAAATAATATTATGAACCTTATAACAAAAGAATTAGAAAAGCGATTTAAGAAAATAGGAAATCAAGAAAAAATAAAGATAGAAGATAAAGTAGTAGTAGCAAAGTTTTTCAATCCAGCTGGAGCTGGAACTTGGTTAGCTACTGAATATGAACCAGAAAACAAAATGTTTTTCGGCTATGTTTCAATTTTCGGTGACCATAATGACGAATGGGGATATTTCTCATTAGCAGAATTAGAAGAAATTAGTACACCATTTGGATTAGGAATTGAGAGGGATTTATATTGTGGAGAGAAAAAGATTAAAGAATTTACTTGTTTTTCTAAGTAGGTATCGTGTCGTGTCGTGTCGTGTCGTCATGATCCATTGTAACCATCTAATTCATTTTGGGTGGTTTTTTGGTCCTATTTATTTACTTGACTTATTCTTCAATCTAAGCTATACTACATGTAGATGAGGGATTGGGGTTTATGGCAGTTCATTGACAATTGAATATGTTTAATAATTAATCGGAGGGAAATAAATGTATGACTAAAAAATATGTAATTAAATGGGACGATCTACAACATGTTAAAAAAATGGAAATCTTACACGATATTTATCCTAAATTTCATAATCAAACTTATTATAAAATGGATATGGAGGGATTAAATACTGTCTACGATTGTTCATTTGAAATTGAAATTGTTCCAGCTTTTGATAAAAAATGGCGGAGATCTAATAAAAAATTGACTCCCCAGCTTAGGGATAAAAATTCTCTTGCATCACAAAATGATAGATATTTTAGTTAACGATCGTTTGGAGTTGGGCATCTCGTTAAACTGCCCGATCTTAATTATTAATCGGAAGGAAATAAATATATGACTACAAAAGAACTTAAAAAACAATTTGATAAGGCATATAAAATGGGTGGGGAAGAAGAATATGTTTATGACATATTATGCGAAGAAGCTAATGATTATGTTAGCCAAGTTGAGAGTCGAAATCTAGGAAAAAGTATGACTGACGAAGAAGTTTCTTTACTTGTAACTTCTTACATAAATGGCTTTTTTCATGATAAACGAATGAATGGTAAAGATTGGAAAACATTCTGGTCACCCCATTCTTCTTATTCAGATGGAAAATGTGAATTTTCGGATCGTGTATATCCAAATTCAATCTTAGTAGGTAAAAAATAAACTCTAATAAAAATCTATCCTTAATTGGGTAGGTTTTTGTTTTGCTTAAATCCCGCAAGACTAATACTTAAATAATACTATAGGGGAATTTATTCTTTGTTTTTGTTCTGTTCTTCCCTTTTTTATGTGTTTTGGTTGGATCTCCACTTCTTTCTTGATTAAAAAAATCGCCTTTAATAGTCTTTTCTTCCTTATTTTTAATAGTTTTCTTCCTTTATTTTATTTAATCAATTATTTAATAGTTTTCTTCCTTTTATTTATTTTAATTATATAATATCTACTAACCATAGGGGGTAGCCACTCGGAGGTTCGAGTTTAATTTTATAATTATATATGAAACCTACGCAATTATATTTTAAACATTTGCCTTTTAAGGTAATATGTGCTATAATTACATAAGATATAATATGAAAATAAAAGGATTAACAATTCAGGAGAAGAAAGCTGCTGACCATTATCTTGAATATGGTCAAAAAGCTAATGCTATTCGTCATGCCTATAATATAGGTAAGAAGGGGGGTTCTAAAACTGAAGAGTTAGAAAAAATAACAGTTAGAAATATGGGACAACAAGTATTTAGTCGTAAAAACGTTTCAGAGTATATTGAAGGACATGCTACTGGAGCAGCTAGTAGAGTAGTAGATTTATCTAAAACAGCAGATTCCGATGCTGTGCGTTTGAATGCTAATAAAGATATTTTAGATAGAGCAGGGTTTAAACCAAAAGAAGTAAGCGAAGTAGAAGTAAAGAAAACCTATGATGAAGAACAAATCCAAAGGGCAATCAAAGAAATCCAAGACAAGTCCGCTTCAGATGGCGGAGATGATGGAACAGAAGGCAAGGAATAACTTCCGAGTCTTTTGTACGTTAATAGATAGGAATTATCAATTTAACTGGCATCATCGTGTTATAGCTGATAAACTAGAAGCAGTTGATAGAGGTGAGATAAAACGTTTAATGATATTCATGCCACCAAGACATGGCAAATCGCAATTAGCTAGTATATTATTTCCTGCTTGGTTTCTAGGTAAGAACAAAGGTAAAGAGATAATTACCGCTTCTTATTCGGGGGACTTAGCTCAAGACTTTGGTGGTAAAACAAGAGATATTGTAGCAGACCAAATATTTACCAAGATATTCGGTACAACCCTTAAAAGCGATGAGAAGTCCAAGGCAAAGTGGAGAATGACTAATAAAGGCACATATACATCTGTTGGTGTGGGGGGTGCAGTTACTGGTCGTGGAGCAAATATTTTAATAATTGATGATCCTATTAAAAATAGAGAAGAAGCTGAATCTGATGTTATACGTGACAAAGTATGGAATTGGTACACATCCACAGCTTATACACGTCTGGAGAAGAATGGAGCAATAATAATAATTCTTACTAGATGGCACTTAATGGATTTAGCAGGTAGATTATTAGAGAAAGAAATGGAAGGCGGAGAAAAATGGGAAGTCATTAATTTTCCAGCTCTAGCCAGAAAAGATGAGGAATTTAGAAAAGAAGGAGAAGCACTATGGAAAACCAAGTATGGGAAAGAAGATTTACTTCAAATAAAAGAAACCATAGGAATATATGATTGGGCAGCACTTTATCAACAAACACCAGTATTAACAGAGAGCCAAGAATTTAAACAAGATTGGATACAATATATTTCTCGTAAAGATGTTATCTTGAAAGATACACGTAAATACCTAACTGTTGATACAGCGATGAGTAAAAAGGAAACAGCTGACTATACAGGTTTTACTGAGAACTTCGTAGATAAAGAGAATAAATGGAATGTAGCTGCTTACAGGATGAGATTAAATGCCAAAGAGTTCGTTGAATACTTATTTACCCTACAAGATAGACATAGCTTTGAAAAAATAGGAATAGAGAAAACAGCTTATGTCTGGGGATTAAAACCTTATTTAGATGGAGAACAAAGAAAACGTAATAAATATTTACCAATAGTGGAGCTGACACATAAACAAACAGCAAAGGAAACAAGAATTCGTGGACTTGTTCCCAGATACAATAGTGGAAGTATATTCCACATTAGGGGTGAATGTAAGGATTTAGAAGAAGAAATGTTTACTTTCCCAAAATCAACTCACGATGATGTATTAGATAGTCTTGCTTATCAAGCACAAATAGTAGACCATAAGAAAAAAGGTAAGCGACAATTTATACCAAATTTTAAAAAGATAAGTTATTTAAGATAATATGTTAATAGATTTAAATACAGAAAGAGCACCAAAGAGTGGTTACACACCAGGTGCAAAAGACCAAGAAATAATTCATTTTGTATTAGAAAAGTTTCGTATATCAAATGAAATTCGTAATACTAACTTTGAAGAATTTAATGGTTTAACACTTACTGAACGTCAAAGAAAAGACCAGAGAGCTTTTAATGTTTGGCAAGAAAAAAGAAGTGGGGATGACTCTTGGAAGTCTAACGCAGTAAGACCCATTGAAAGAAATAGAATTATTAGTATTGCTGCTCATTTAGCTGTAACCTTAATATTTCCTAAAGTAAATGCTCAAAATACTAGAGATGAAGAAGATAAGGATGCGGCATTAGTTATGGAGGATTTAATGGAATGGAGAGCAGACCAAGCTGATTATGAGAAAACTTTTTTATATTCAATTATAGCTGCATTAGTTAATCCTGCAGTAATCATTCAAACAGAATATGCTGATGTTAAACGTAAGATAAAAGAGATTAAAGATGATGGCTCTTGGACCGAGAAAGAAATAACAGATGAAATCTTTAGTGGATTCCAAGATACCCTTGTTCCAGTGGATGAACTTTATATTGCTAATATTTATGAAGTAGATATTCAGAAACAAGAGTTCTTAATCTGGAGAAAGGTAATAGATTATGCAACAGCACAAGCTAAGTATGGAGCTAAAGAAAACTTTGAATATGTTAAACCAGGAGCACAAAATGTTTTATCAGGAGACAATACTTATTTACAAGAAGATAAAGATTTAGAAGGAAGAAATGTAGAAGAAATTATTTTTTATAATAGAGGATTAGATTTACAGGTGACAATTCTTAATGGAGTTTTAATAGATAATGCTGAACAACCTAATCCACGTAAAGATAAGATGTATCCCTTTGCTAAAACAGGATTTGAAATAATTAATGAAAAATTCTTTTATTATAAAAGTTTAGCTAATAAAATGTCAGTAGATGGAGAAGTAGTAAATACTTTATACAGAATGATAATTGATGGAACATTCTTACAACTAATGCCACCTACTGCAATTTTTGGAGATGAAGAAGTAAATTCAAATATAATAATGCCAGGAGTTATTACTTCCTTTGGTAAAGACACTAAGATGGAAAAGATAGATGTAGGAGGAAATTTAAGTGCTGGATTAAATGTATTAGCTAAAGTAGAAAATTCTATATCTGAAACTTCTCAAGATGTGATGCAAGCAGGTATATCTTCTAAAGGAGAAAGAACTGCTTTTGAAATTTCTCGTTTACAAGAGAATGCTAGAACAATGCTTGGACTATTTGGACAGATGATTGGCTTTTTAGTAAAAGACTTAGGTAAATTATTTGTAGATGATATTGTTCAATTTATGACAGTAGGAGAAGTTGGAGAACTTACAGATGGTTTAGGAGTATTAAAATTTAGAAAAGTTCTTATTCCAGAACAAATGGTTGAAGGGAAGGAAGTTACAAAGGTTATAGACTTTGATATGGAATTACCTGAAGAAATTACTGAAGAAAAAAATATAGAAATGGGGATGGACATTATGACAGAAGAGGGTGGTATGGATTCTAAGAAAAGAATATACAAAGTTAATCCATCTTTATTTAGAGAATTAAAATATAAAATAAGAATATCACCAGAAATTATGACACCAAAAAATGATGCTGTTGCTAAAGCATTTAATCTTGAATTATATGATAGAGCAATCAGTAATCCTTTAGCTGACCAAGAATCAATATTTAGAGACCTTTTACTTGGAAGTTATGATTCAACTAAACATGATACAGATAAATATATTAAAGGTGCAGATTCAACAGGATTAGATAAATTGATAGGTGCGGATATAGGACCACAAACGCCAATGTCACGACAAAGTCCAGTTGAATCAGTTGTTAATGCTCAAGGACAACCAACTTAATTAAATATAAAAACTTATGAATAGAATAAAAGTTAAAATACAGAATTGGTTACTTAAAAATTTATTTAACGCAATTAGCGAAGATGATATTCTCAAGTATGAGAAAGGAAAGTTTCTTCTTAGAGGAACACCTTTAGATACGAGAGTAACAGGAAACTTTGTTAATCAAGCTAATAGTATATTAAAATCACAATTATGGAAGCATCTTACCGATGATATAAAATATATTTCTAATCAAAGGATGTATGAGAAAAGTACAACCATTGATGATGTAATATTTGGTAAAGCTATGCTTTATAATTTAGATATACTAGAACGCAAGTTAGAGCGTTTAAGTAAATTAAAATAATTAATTCGTGGGGTTGAGTATACCCCTTAATCAAAACACTATGTCAAATGAAAAAAAGATGGAGAAAAAAGAAGACGTTCAGAATGCTCCTACTGAACAAGAGGAGAATAAAGAAGACGTTCAATCTGCTCCAGTTGAGCAAAGTGAGGAATCTAAACCTGAAATTGATTACGTAGCTGAACTAGGTATAGCTAAGTCTAAACTAGAGAAAGCTGGTAACACAATTGAAAAAATAAAGAAAGAAAACAAAGAGTTAAAGAATGATGATGATGAGTTTGTTGACTATGAAGAGGAGATAGAAAAGCGTGTAGCTTCAAAAGTAAAAGAAACAATGACCAGTGTAAGAACTGATCTTGCTGCTGATACTATTGAATCCACATTAGAAGATTTATCTGCTAACGTAGACGAAAGAGCTTTAATCAAACATCATTACGATAATTCTTTACAAAGAACTGGCTTTTCCCGCCAGGCAATTATGCAAGATTTACTTAATGCTAAATTACTTGCTAACCAAAGAAGTCTTACAAAAGAGAAAGCAGAATTATCTGCTGCCTTAATTGCCAAAGAATCTATGGGTAATTCAAGTAGAGGAGCTAACTTAGATAAAGCTAACATTGATAAACCAATGAAACCTATATCTGATATGAGTAGAGATGAGCATAAAGCATACTGGGAAAGTTTTAAAAAATAATTGAAGATTTTAAATTATAAAATCTTCATTAGGAAAATCAGAAATATGGCAATAAGTACAGGAACAATTACAAAAGCAGATGTTGAAGTATTTGAACCAGAGATATGGGAAGGTGCTGTTAATGATTTCTATAGAGCAAAGTTAGTTGCAGGTAATTTCTTTTGGGATTTATCTTCTGCAGTAAACCAAGGTGGTGACCAAATTAATATTCCAAATATTGCAGAAATGACAGCGAATACTAAAACAAATGGTGCAGAAGTAACTTTAAATTCAGATGTAGAAACTGATATTAATTTAGTGATTAATAAATGGCAAGAAGTTTCCTTCTTAATTGAAGACTTTGAAGCAAGACAAGTTGCTGCAGTATATGATTTACAAGAGAAATTTGCTAGAAACGCTGGGTACACAGCTGCTGCTAAATTAGAAGATGCACTAATCGCATTATTTAGCGGGTTTACCCAAATTGTTGGAGCATCTGACGCAACATTAGTAGATTCTGATATTAGAAAAGCAATTCAATATCTAGATGATGCTGATGCTCCACAGGAAGACAGAGCATTCTTTTTATGCCCTGCAACAATGTGGGATGACATCATGGCTATTGATAAGTTTGTATTAGCAAACGAATCAGGTGGTCGTGGTCCAGTAACCTCAGGTCCAGTTGGTATGTTATATGGATATAAAGTTTATGTAACTTCAAGATGTACCGATGGTGATGGTGGTGTTCAAGCATTTGCTCACAAAGATGCATTAGTATATGCGTCTAGTAGAGTCAGAGTACAATCAAACTATGTTCCACAACGTTTAGGTACTTTAGTTACCGCAGACGTTATGTATGGCACTTTAGAAAACAGAGACACATCAGGAGTATGGATAAAAGCTGCTGCTTAGTAGTTTTATTCTGTGGGTTATCTATTAACCCACAGAGCTAAGATTATTAACCAAAAACCTATGGGAGTAAGAATAAATATCACAAAAAAAGAAAGATTGTTCATTCACAAAGATGGTCGTATTGAAGTTCTAAGTAGTACAGATAAATCAAAACCTAAAAAGAAGAAAGAGAAAAAAGATGAAAGTATATAATATTACAGGGTGTCATTTTTCTTGTGCTTATGTTAGACAACTTCTCCCTATGTGGGAGAATGGCTATAATGGTAATTTTATTGGATTAAATACACCTAGAAAAGATATGAAGACAATCACTCAAGAAGCAATAGATTCAGACATAATAGTATTTCATAGACCAGAACTAGGTACATATTGGAAGGTAGCTGACATTCTTAAGGGGATGGGGAAAAAAATAGTATTTGATAATGATGATACATTTAAACTTCACAAAGGACATCCTTTTTATAAGATGCATATTGGTATGAAATTAATGGACAAATTTAATAGAAATTATGATATGATAAATTATCAAACAAATAGTTTCATTAGAGCTGCAGACTTAGTAACTACTACTACAAAGACATTAGCTAAAGAGTATAAGGAATTAAATCCTAATGTAGTGATATTACCAAACTGTGTTAATCTAGATGATTGGGAAGAACCATTAAGACATGAAGATAATATAGTAAGAATAGGTATATCAGGTTCAACTGCATATACTTATGATTTTAAGAACATTAAAAATTATATCAAAGAATTAGATGAAAGGGATGATGTTCAATTTATACTATTTGGACTTGATGATAAAGAAGATAGAAAAAAATATCCAAAGGTAACTAAGATTCTTGAAGATGAATATGCATTTTGGGATACATTAAAAAATAAAGAACACATGCATTGGGTTGATAGGTCTAAGTATAATAAAACATTAAATAATTTAAAGTTAGATATAATGCTTATTCCAAGACAAGAATGTTATTTTAACAGATGTAAATCAAACATTAAATTTTTAGAAGCAGCAATGTGTGAGATACCAGTAGTAGCAAGTAGTTTTACAGATGGTCCTTACGAAGAACTAGATGGGAAGAATGGTATTAAAATAAAAGATAAAACAAAATGGAAAGAGATAGTTGATGACCTTATTAAGAATAAAGAAAAGAGAAGGGCGATAGGCAAAGAAGCAAAACGATATGTTCTTAATAATTATGATATTAAAGACCATGCATATAAATGGGAAGAAGTATATAAAACCTTATGAAAAAAGTATTATTAGCAATTCCAACTGGTGGTAATTTAGATTATAGAATAGTTGAATTTATGCTAGATATGTATAACCAAAAGAAGTATAAAGTAATTATACATATTTCAAAGCTAGTAGGAATTGAAGCAAATAGAAATCAAATAGTTAAAGCACTTTTAAATTCAACTTGTGATTACCTACTTATGGTAGATACAGATAATCCCCCCCTGGATAATCCTTTAGATTTAATAAAAGAAGATAAAGATATTATAGGATTACCCACTCCAATTAATATGAGTTGTATTAGAGGAATGAGTTTCTTCAAATATAATATCTATAAAGATGATAAACAATTAAAAGATGGTGAAGGATTACAAAAGGTAGATGCGGTAGGAACTGGTTGTATACTTATTAAAAGAGAGGTATTTGAAAAATTGGGAGATAATCCTTTTACTCCAGAGAGATATGAAGATGATAGAATAAAAGTAGGAGAAGATATAATGTTCTGTAGAAGGGTAAAGAAAGCAGGAATAGATATATGGACACATTGGGATTATAAGTGTCATCATTATAAGGAGATAGATTTAACTACATTACCAGTAGAAATATTTAATAAACTAATATAAAACTTATGTTTAAAATTGAAGACATCACACCTACACGCGAAGTAGAATTACAAAACGCAAAGTTACACAAATTGTTAGAAGAAAAAGTAAAGTTAGTAGAGGAAGGTAAATCATTTCAAAAGAAGGTAGAAAAATTACAAAAAGAACAAAGAAAGATTGGACTTAAATTAAATAAGGTAAAAGAAAAGGTTTTGCCTTTAATAGCAGGAGAATCAACAAAGTTAGACATTGGACAATTTGAAGCACCTATGAATGTTAATATTATAGATGGTAAATCTATTCTAACAATAGTAGATAGAGTAGAAGATTTTAAAAAAAGACTTTTAGAAAAATTAGAAGAAGATAATAAAAAAGATGCCAAAGAAACAGAAACAGAGTAAATACTACGAACAGTATTTTCAAATATTCACGTACTTTAATAACCTTTGGAATAAAATTATTCGTAAGCATGTTTTTAAAGTTAAGGTTGAAAATCAACCTAAAGTTCAAGATGTTAAGATTACTAATCCACAAGCTCCCCAATCTTCATTAAAGGTTTCTAACTTTGAACAAGTTGAACAAGCATTGAATAAAAATGTAATTGACATTATAAAATTCCTAGAAAAGAAAATGGAAGAATTAAAAGTTGAGCCAACTGATAATTCAGATATTCTTAAAAGTTTAAAAGGTATTAGAAAAGAATTGAAGGTAAAAGATTTAACACCAAATGTAATTAAACGATTAGAGGATGTTAAAAAAGCTATAAGCAAGTTAGATATTAAATTTGACTTAAGTGGCTTAGAAGAGCGTTTAGACGTATCACAGGGCTTATTAGAGAGCTTAAAGAACTACACAGAGTATGATGAGTGGAAGGTAAAGATAAATGGTAAGCAAATGGAAGAACTTGTCAATGCTATGGGTAAGCAATGGATTAGTGCTAGTGGCACAGGAATAATTAAAGATGGTAGTGGGAATCCTTATAGCTCAACTAATAAATTACCAGTAGAAGCTACTTTAGAAATAGGAGATATAGAAATTGGTGCAGTAGAACTTAAAGATGGTGATAGTGATACCAGAGCAGATATTGAAAGTGATGGAACTAAAAATGCTTTATTCGTTCAAGCCAATGATGATAGCATGGGGACACAAAAAATAAAGAATGCTAAAGAAAGTTCTGCAAGTTCAAATACAAAAGTTAC